TATTATCTAATGGTTTTAAAGTTAGAGCAACTAATACTAGCAGTGGCGAGATTGGTTTCGGAACTAGAAAATATCTGTATTGGGCATTTGGTCAAACAATGGTCGGGAGCAATGATGTTCCTGCAACAGCAAGGTAAAATATGGGAGTATTTGACAACATAAGAAATATTTTTAAAACTAAAAAAGTTGAAACAAAACAAGTTTCATCTAATTATGCTATGGTTAGTAATGTAAATGTTGCTGGTCAAAAGTATAGTTATGAAGATTTAGTAAAAGAAGGATATGAAAATAATGCTATTGCTTTTAGATGTATCAATGAAATATCACAAGGTGCTGCTGGAGTTAGATTAAAATTATTTAGAGGTAAACTAAATGTTGAAGACCATCCATTATTAGATTTACTTGCTAGACCATCTCCAACAAAAGGATATGTAGAATTATTTGAATCACTATATTCGTTTTTATTATTATCTGGTAATAGTTATTTAATTGGTACTGGTGCTGAAGGCTCTGAACCAAAAGAGTTATATTGTTTAAGACCTGATAGAATTAAAATAATTCCAGGACAAACAAATTTACCAGAAGCATATCATTATTCAATAAATGGTAAAACAATATCTCAATATGATGTAAACCAAGAAACAGGTGAATCACCAGTAAAACATTTTAAATTATTTCATCCAAAAAGCGATTATTTAGGTTTATCTCCTTTAGTTGCTGCTGCGAGTAATATTGATAGTCATAATTTAACAAACAGACATAATGTATCATTATTATCAAATGGTGCTAGACCTAGTGGTGCAGTAATATTTAAACCAAAAGATGAAACTGGTTCAACAGTTCAATTAAGTGATACTCAAAGAGCACAAATATTAGCAGATATGGAAACTCGTTTTAGTGGTACTAATAATGCTGGCAGACCTATGTTACTTGAAGGTGATTTTAGTTTTCAACAAATGGGTATGTCACCAAAAGATATGGACTTTTCAGTATTAAAGAAAATGTCAGCAATAGATATAGCATTATGTTTTGGTGTACCAGCACAGTTAGTTGGTATTCCTGATGCACAAACTTATAACAATATGCCAGAAGCAAGACTTGCATTATATGAAGAAACAATTATACCAATATTAAGAAGAATACAATCTGACTTAAATGAATGGCTAACACCACAGTTCGGAGATGATTTAAGATTAGAATATGATGTTGATAGTATTCCTGCTATGGCAGAAAGTAGAAAAAGAGTTTTTGAATCTGTTGTTAGTGGAGTTAATTCTGGTATCTTAACTCGTAACGAAGCAAGAGAGAAATTAGGTTATGATCCAATTAAAGGAGGAGATACTTTATTCATCAGTGCTACTATGATGCCAATTAGTTTAGCTGGTGATAGTGTTGGTGATGATGAAGATGAAAAGAGTTTAGAGATAACAGATGATTATCCAGATGAGAAAGCAATATCAGATATTGATTTAAGACCAACAGATAGCATGGCAGCAGAAGCAAAAAGAGGTTTGGCTTGGAGAAAAGAACATGGTAGAGGTGGTACTATGGTTGGTGTTGCTAGAGCAAATCAATTAATAAACAAAGAAAACTTATCACCAAGCACAGTAAAAAGAATGTTTAGTTTCTTTAGTCGTCATGAAGTAGATAAACAAGGTCAAGGATTTAGTCAAGGTGAAGAAGGATATCCATCAGCTGGAAGAATAGCATGGGCTTTGTGGGGTGGCGATCCTGGATTTAGTTGGGCTAGGAAGAAAGTTGGTCAGATAAACAGAGAATCTGAAAAATTAGATAATGATTATACTGTTGAAGAAACAGAAAGTCAAGAGGATATAGAAGAAAAACAACTTACTGCTGCAGTAAAAGAAGGACTAAAAAACAAGGTAAAAGACCATAATGAAAAACATGGTGATAAAAAAGGTAAAAGAGTTACTGTTAGGATGTTAGGTGCTGTATTTAGAAGAGGTATAGGTGCTTATAGAACAAATCCACAATCAGTAAGACCTAATGTAAGAAGTGAGGAGCAATGGGCATATGCTAGAGTAAATGCATTTTTATTTGCTGTAAGGACAGGTAAATTTAGATCTGGTCAGTTCGATAGAGATTTACTTCCTTCTGGTCACCCATTAAAAACATAATATGAAAGATAAATTAATTGAAATAAAAACTACAATGAGGATTGAAGACCAATCTGATGGTGAATCAAAAATTACATTTACTATTACTGGTTTTCCAAATAGATTAATGGCTGGTTTATATGCTGCTGATTTATTAGCAATGAGAGATATAAATATGCACGAAGAGATAGGTGAATATGTAAGAAAAGATAAGGAGACTTTACACTAATGGCTGGATTAAAAATTACATCGCAAACTAATATTACACCTGTTACTTTGAGTGAGGTTAAACAAACATTAAGAATAGATACAGATAATTTTGACCAAGATTCAGAATTAACAATGATGTTAAGGTCTTCAATTAAAGTTTTAGAAGAATACACTGGTCGTTCATTTATAACTAAAACATATGAACTTGCTTTAGATAGAATACCTTATTCTCAAGAAGATAAATTAATTGAAGGATTTAGCACTGGACCATTTATGGATAGAACTGCTAACTATATAACTTTACCTAAATCACCATTAGTTGCAGTTACAAGTTTTAAATATTATGATGATTCAGATACTGAATCTACTTTTGCTACTAGCAACTATTATGTTGATAATTATTCTGATACTCCTAAAATTGTATTAAGAAGAAGTCAAACTTTTCCTGATGTAGCAAGTTTAAGAGTTGCTAATGCTTTTATAATTACTTTTACTGCTGGTTATGGAACAGCACCAAAAGATGTACCAGAAACAATAAAACAAGCAATAAATCTATACACATCGCACTTGTATGAAAATAGAGAATTGTATATTGAACAAAAACCTATACCTGTGCCGATGACTCTAGGAACTTTATTACAACCATTTAAAGTTATTAGATTTAGCAACAGGTTGGGATAATGAAAAATAATAAATGGGTTTTACCATTACTTGGAACTATATTAATGGGATTATCCACTTGGGTTTTAATTACATTAGTTGAATTACAATCTTTAGTAGCAATGTTACAACAAGAGATATTGGGTATGGATAAAGTAATTGGTAGAATTTATGCACACATGGATAGGTTAATGGACAAATGAAGAATAAACCAAAAATAGGAGATTTAAGACATTTAGTGAGTTTACAAAACTCAACTAATACTGCTGATGGTGCTGGTGGATTTACACAAAGTTATAGCACAATAGCAGATGTATTTGCATCTATACATCCTAAAAAAGGCAATGAAATATTTAGTGATGGTGCGCAAGGTATGCAAGTTGAAAATCCTGTAACACATGAAATATTTATAAGATATAGAGATGATGTTACTATAAACAATACAACTAAAATAGTTTTTGGCACAAGACAATTTAATATAAGATCTATTTTAAATTTAGAAGAAAAGAATAGATTTTTAAAAATAGAAGCAGAGGAGCATACAGCAATATCAGCATGACGCAAGTAAAAGCAACAGTTGTAGGTAGTATAGAGTTACAGAAAAATTTAAAAAATATTTCTGACAAAGGTAAAGAATTAATTGCACACGCAGTATTTAAAAGTGTAGCAGATGTTGAAAAAGAAGCAAAACAATCAATACAAAGGGGTGCTAAAGCAGGTGTAGTTTATCAAAGATATAATCCAAGAAGAACACACAGGTCATCTGCTCCTGGACAACCACCAGCATCTGATACTGGATTTTTAGTAAACAATATAAAAAGAAAAATAGATAGTGATAAAATGGGTGGTGAGATTGCTAGTCGTGCTTTTTATAGTAAGTTTTTAGAGTTTGGTACTTCAAAAATGTTACCAAGACCATACATGTTTCCTGCTCTAGAAAAAAATAGACAAAAAATTTTAAAAAGAATAGAACAAGCAATAAAAGTAGCAGGACAAAAATCACAAACAAAAGGAAGTAGATAATGTCAGACCATAGTTTTGAATTACAGAAAACAATATTTACTACATTAAATAGTGATAGCACTATAACAAGTACATATAGTGCAACAGTTCATGACCATGTACCACAAGGAACAGCATACCCATATATTGTAATTGGTGAAGAAACTATGACAGATGAATCATCAACTAAAACATTAGACTTTAATAATTTTACTTTAACAATACATATATTTTCAAGAAATAGAGGCAGAAAAGAAGCAAAACAAATCATGGCTAGAATATATGAATTATTACATAATCAAAATTTATCTGTTACTAGTGCTGATCATATCAATACAAGATTTGAGTTTAGTGATGTAATTAAAGAAAATGATGGTTTAACATATCATGGAGTTCAAAGATTTAGGACTATACTTCATGATTAATTTATAATATATTATAACACTTCAGAATCAAAATTAGTTGTGGACAACTAAAGAATTAAATTTAATTTAAGCATAAATTATCTATAAGGAGGATATAAAATGGCTGCACAAAAAGGAAGTGCGTTACTTTTAAAAGCAACGCCAACAGGTGGAAGTGAAACTACAATAGCTGGTTTGCGTTCTACTTCAATGACTATCAATGGTGAAATGGTTGATATCACTACTAAAGATTCAGATCCATTAGTTTCTGGAGGAAGCACAAAAGCAAGAGCATTACTTGCAGGTGGTGGAGTATCAAACATGGCAATATCTGCATCAGGTGTTTTTACTGACTCTACTCTTGAAAATGAAGTAAGAGAAAGAGCACAAAAAGGCACAATTGATACATACAAATTAGTATTTGGTGATGGTGACAATATTGCTGGTAGTTTTCAAATTACAAGTTATGAAAGAGCTGGTGAGTACAATGGCGAAGAGACTTATTCTTTAACACTAGAGTCTTCAGGTCAAGTTACTCATACATCAGCATAATAACTAACTAGAAAATAGGAAGTTATTATGCCATGGGCAAAACAATCTATCACTATCAATGGTGAAAGTGTTGAAGCAATGGCAAAAGTGTTACATGAAAAAGGCACTGGGTCTGTTGAATTACCATTTGATAATGAAGATAAATACAAATTAGATTCAAAAGTAACAATCGGTGAAAAGGATTACACTGTAAGAGCAGTTGTATCTAGACATCAAGAAATTACTGTGCTTGATTTAATTGAAGCACCAGTATTTTCTAAACCAAAAAAGAAAAAGGAGAAAAAATTAGATGACATCTCAGAATGAAAATATAGAAGGCACACTTAAATTCGAGTTTGCTGGTAAAGAACGACCATTCAAACTTACATTTAGAAATTTATCAAACATTGAAGATAGATTAGGTAAACCAGTTATGAAAATTGTAAATGGTTTTGGTACTGGTGATGTAGGTGTAAGTAATGTATCTGTTATATTACATGAAGCATTAACAGGTGCAGGTGGTAAATATACTTATGAAGCAGTTGGTAATATGTGTTTACAACATGGTTTTGCTAATTGTTTAAACATAGTTTCAGAAGTTTTACTTACAGCAATGGGTTTAAAAGAACAAGCTGATGAAAATCAGAAACTCCCTTTGGAGTCAAACGAGAACGAAAAAGAATCAAAATAGAATTTTTACCAATAAAAAGGTGGTATGGAGTTGCGATAGGAATATTGCATATATCACCAAGTGAGTTTTGGTCTATGACATATCCGCAATTTGAAGTTGCGTTAAGTTGTCATAATGAATTTCACAGTGGTAATAAAAAAGCACAACCAGTAACAAGAGATGAAATGGAAGAATTAATGACGAGGTTCCCAGATTAATATGGCTACAGTAGGTGATTTATTAGTTAAAATACGAGCAGATATAAAAGACCTTGAGACTAAAATGTCCAAGGCACAATCTCGTGTTAGTAAAACTCAAAAGTCTTTTCAAAAAGACATGGGGAAAACTAATAAAATATCTGGTGACTTCCAAAAAAGAATGAGTAATGCTGCCACAGCAACTGCTGCATTACAAGGTCCACTTGGTCCAATCGCTGGTCGTATGCGTTCATTTGGTGCGTTGATGGGCAGTGCAGGTTTTGCTGCTGGTGCATTAATTTTAGCAGTAACTGGATTAGTTGCTGCATTTAGGTCATTGGTTATGGCTGCAAGTCGTGCAGAACAAGCAATGGTTAAGTTTGAGGCATTAGTTCAAGCAACAGGTGGTGCTGCTGGTTTAACATCTAGACAATTAGAATTAATGGCAAGAGAGTTTGCTCAAAACACTTTATTTAGTGTTCAGCAAATGAGAGATGCACAAGCTGTATTATTAACTTTCAAAGCAGTCGCAGGTGATGCATTTGGTAGAACGATAGCAGTTGCTACTGATATTGCTACTGTTATGGGAACAGATGTTAAATCTGCTACACTTCAATTAGGTAAAGCATTAGAAGAGCCAAGAATCGGATTAAGCATGTTAAGACGATCTGGTATATCTTTTACTGAAGAACAAAAGAAATTAATATTCTCACTTTCTGACACAAATCAAAAAGCAGCAGCCATGTCAGAAATATTAAAAGTTATTGAAGGACAACTATCAGGAGTTGCTAAATCTGCTGCAGGTTCTGGTAATAATGTCACTGTTGCTGGTGCCTTTGATGAGTTAGGTCGTAAGTTTACACTATTCCAAGAAGAATTATTAGGTGGTACAACATTATTAAAAATGTTTACACAAGCAGTTTTAAAACTTGCTGATGCTATACCTGCAGTTGATGTACTAGGTATGACTGATAATGATTTAATTTCAAAACAAAGAGAGTTACAGGAACAAATAAAACTTTTAAAAGTACAACAAGAATTAGCAAAAGAAACTCCATATAAACCATCATTAACAGAATTAATGACTGGAATACCAAACATGGACCATCCTGCTTTAAAAGACTACAAAGGTGAAATAGAAAAAATTGAAAAAATATTAAAAAAAGTTAATGCGGAAATAGAGAAAAGAAAAGAATTAGAAGAAAAAACTGTAAGCACTCAACCATCAGGTGAAGGTGACTTTAGATTATCAAAAGTATATACAGATGCTAAACAAAAAGTAGAAGCATTTAGTTTAAGTCAAAAACTTTTAAAAGATTCATTAGGTAAAACAGGTGCTGAACTTGAATTATTTAAAATGAAACAACAAATTTTAAATAAAGCAAAATTAGATGGTATTGTGTTGACTGATGAACAAATAAAAATGTTAGATAAGTTAGTAGAAACTAGTCGTGAAAACGCTGAAGCATTAGAGAATATGCAAAAAGTTTATGGTGCTTTTGAAGGTGCTGTTAATAAAGCATTTAGCACAGTTGAAAATTCTATTATAGGATTAATTCGTGGTACTGAATCATTAAAAGATGTTATGAAGAAAATGATGCAAGCATTTATAGCAGATTTAACTACAAGTATTATTAAGATGTTAATACTTGATAGATTAAAGAAAACTATTTTAGCAAGTGCTGGTGGTCCAATAGGAACTATTGTAGGTAGTATATTTGGCAGACAAGGTGGTGGTGCAGTATCAAATAACACTCCATATCTAGTAGGAGAAAAAGGTCCAGAATTATTTATTCCGAATAGTTCAGGTAGAGTAGCACCTATGGACAAAGCAGGTTTCGGTGCACAAACAAGACAACAAACACCAATAGTAGTAGAACAACATATAAACTTTACAACAGGTGTACAAGCAACAGTGCGTTCAGAAGTTTTAAATTTATTACCACAAATACAAAACTCTACGATTGCTGCAGTACAAGAAGCAAGATTGCGTGGTGGTAAGTTTGCTGAAAGTTTTGGAGCAAGATAATGGCAGTATTTAATCCTAGTTATCCTTTAGACATACCAACAGTTTCTGGTTTTGTAAATAGTCAATTACAGCTTGCTCGCACAACAGCAATAACATCAAGTAGTTTTACATATCAATCACAAGTACAACAATTTGAAGGTGAAGTATGGACAGCTGATTTTAGATTAGCACCTATGAGAAGAGCAGATGCTGCATTGTGGCAAGCATTCTTTGTACAATTAAGAGGAAGAAGAGGAACTTTTAGATTAGGCGACCCAGACAATAATGCATTATTAGGTGTTGCCACTGGTACAATAAGAGTAAATGGTGCTGGACAAACTGGTAATCAAGTTGCTTTAGATGGTTTTGCTAATAGTACAAATAATGTTTTAAAGGCAGGAGATTATATACAAATAAATTCATACATGTACCTAGTAACAGCAAACGCAAATAGTAATGGCTCTGGTGAAGCAAATGTTAATATTGAACCAGCATTAAGACAAAGTATTGAAACTATAAATGATGATACAATAATTACTTATGGTGCTAATGCTAAAACAATATGGAGATTAGATACTAACAACATAGGTTGGGAAGCAGATAAAGTTAGTAATTATGGTTTTAACTTTACTTGCACTGAAGCATTGTAATGAGTAGAATTACTAAAAAGATTCTGAGTTATATATCAGATATGAAAAAGAAAACAAAACAAATGAGTTTTGTAAAAGATTTAAAAAAAGAAGTAGAGATAGGTGCAACAGGAACACAAAGGTATAGAATTAAAAAAGGTCCAAACAAAGGCAAAGTATTATAATGGCTAGAGATTTAACAACTAACTTTGTAACTGCTATTGAGAGTGATGTAGTAAGACCTTTCTTTGCTGCAAAGTTTGAGTTTGCTACTGTGACTGTAAGAGCATGGACTGGTTATGGTAACATAACAGTCAATAGTGAAGTTTACAAAGGTGTTGGTACTTTTGGTCAAATAAATACAGTTGCTGAAACAACAGAAACAAAAGCAGTATCGCAAGATTTTATATTAAGTGGTATTCCAAAAGAAAATTTAAGTTTAGCACTAAAAGATAATTATACTGGTAAATCAGTTACATTATTTTTAGGTTTGTTTGATAGTAGTCGTGCTATTGTTAGCGATGTACATCAAATGTTTAAAGGTTTCATTGATACAATAACTATTGATGAAGGTGCTGATACTGCAAGAATGCGTATCAGAGCAGAAAATCGTTTAATACAATTAGAAAGAAGTATTGAAAAACGATTTACAGAAGCACAACAGAAAGCAGACTTTTCTGGTGATGAAGGTTTTTCATTATTAGATGAGTTACAAGATAAGGATGTAGTATGGAAAGAGCCATAAGAATAAGAGAGTATGAGTTAGAAGATGTAAAAGAAATGGTAGAACTTGGAGAACTGATGCATAAAGAAGGTGCTTATAATTTTTTGCCTTATGCTAAATCAAAACTTTATGAGTTGGGTAAAAAGTTTAAACAAACTGATTATGGTAATGCTTGGATTGCTATAAATGAGGAGAACAAAATAATAGGAATGTATGTAGCATTCATAACAGAATACTTCTTTTGTTATGAAAAAATTGCTCAAGACTTTTTATTATATGTTCATCCTGATTATAGAGATAAATATCCTAGAGTATCATTTAAATTAGTTAAAAAAGCAGAAGCATGGGCTAAAGAACGAGGTGCTAGAGAGTTTTGTCCAGCATCAAGTATGGCTATTGCATCTGATAAAGTAGAGAAGTTATATAATTTTATGAAGTTTGAAACAGTAGGAAATTTATTTAAAAAGAGGTTATAATGTGCGGTGGTGGTGGAGATATTATTGATGCGATTACAGATCCAGTAACTATTGTTGCTGCAGTTGCTGCAGGATTCTTGGCTCCTGGTCCAGGATTCTCTATTGGTGCTGCATTGTTGGCTGGTGGTAGTGTTGCTGCGACTGCAGCATTAGCACCTACACCTGACTTGCCTAGTTTGACAGTTGGTTCAGACCAAGTAACACAAGGTCGTAATGTTACAGTAAGACAACCAGTTGCACCTTGGAAAGTTTGTTATGGTACAGCAAGAATTGGTGGTATCTATGTTCATCTAGCATCAACAGGAAGTAATGAATATCTACATGCGTTCGCAGTATTTACTTGTCATGAAATAAATGCTTTTACTAAATTATTTCTTGATGACACTGTACTGACTTTTGGTACATCACCATTTACTAATTCTGGTAATGATAGTAATGGTATTGGTAGATTTACAGCTACTTCAGGACAATTTAATAATGCTGATGGTACAGCAATAAGAGTAAAAGTACATCTTGGTTCTTCTACACAAGTAGCAGATGCAGATGGTGTGAGTGAATTAACTGAATGGACAAGTAATCATAGATTAAGAGGTCGTGCTTATAATTACATTAGATATCGTTTTGATAATGATACTTTTCCTAATGGTTTACCAAACATGAGTGTTGAGATGCAAGGTAAGAAAGTATTTGACCCAAGAACTAGCACAACAGCATTTTCTAACAACCCAGCACTTTGCATTAGAGATTTTTTAACTGATACAAGTTTTGGCTTAAAGATAACTTCTGCTGAAATAAATGATAGTGCTACTCATCATGGTGGCTTTGCTTATGCTGCTGCAAGATGTGAAGATACTATCAATAGTAATAATCGTTATGAATGTAATGGTATATTTGATTTATCACAATCACCAAAACAAATACTAGACCAATTATTA